GCTGCGGTATCTACGGATGGTTTCCGTATCTGTTTTGGAGATGACCTTTTCAATATCACTTCAATCGACCATCAGAATAACAGACACAAAAGCTTGAAGTTCTGGGTGCAGAAAGTGAGGCGGTAAATATGGCAACGAAGGTATCTATCGATGGTATGGCCGATGCAATACTTAAGGAGCTGAATGCCTATGCCGACAGCACTTCGGATGGAGTGAAGTCAGCCGTTACGAAAGCTGCAAAGTTAGTTAAGTCAGAAATTCAGGCAGGTGCCCCTGTCAGAAGTGGTGCATACAAGAAAAGCTGGGCTACGAAAAATACTGATGAGTCTTCTCACAAACTGGAGATTACTGTGTATTCCCACAACCGATATCAGATAGCTCATCTTCTGGAACATGGTCATGCCAAGCGTGGCGGTGGACGTGTGTCTGCCCGACCGCATATCGCAGCAGCGGAACAGAGCGGAATTGAACTATTGGAACAGGAAATTGAGAGGAGCATACGCAATGGATAAGCTACTTGAAATATTAAGGGAGTCCGGCATTCCGTTTGCCTATGACCATTTCGCAGAAGGCGAATCTCCCGAGCCACCCTTTATCTGCTATATGCTTCCGGATTCAGATAACTTCTCTGCAGACGGAAAAGCATATTACAAAATCAATGAAGTCCATATTGAACTATACACCGATACCAAGGACTTGTCGGTGGAGAGCTTGCTGGAAGCCGTGCTTGATGAACATGGCATTTTTTATGACCGCTCCGAGGTCTGGATTGAGAGCGAGAAACTGTACGAAGTCCTGTATTCTTTTGAAATGGAGGCTTAAAAGCTATGGGTAACAAAGTTAAATACAATCTGAAGAATGTCCATGCGGCAAAGTTGACTGAAACTGTGACCGAGGGTGTAACAACGTATTCCTACGCCACACCTAAGGCTATCCCCGGTGCCGTAAGTATCAGCCTTGATGCTGAAGGCGATTCCAGCCCGTTCTATGCAGACGGCATTGTATATTTCCGTTCCAATACCAACAACGGTTACAGTGGAGATCTGGAAATTGCCCTGATTCCGGAATGGTTCCGCACCGATATCCTTCAGGAAAACCTGGATTCCAATGGAGTCCTTGTTGAGAAATCCAATAATGCGGCAAGCGTAAAGTTTGCCCTGCTCTTTGAATTTGATGGTGATGTGCATTCCATCCGGCATGTAATGTACAACTGCACGGCATCCCGCCCCTCTATCAAGTCCGAAACCAAGGAAGACAAGATTGAGCCTGGTACTGAAACACTGATCCTGACCGCGGATCCCCGTGAGGATGGTCTGGTCAAAAGCCGTACCGGGGATACCACTTCCGAAACAACCTATCAGAATTGGTATAAGACCGTTTATACCCCTGTGGAAACTGCTGACGATTAAGGAGGGTGAACCATGCTGCAGAAAACAGTAAAAATCGGTGATAAGGATGTTGCCCTCCGTTCCTCTGCAACAATCCCTCGTCTATACCGCATCAAGTTCAAGAGGGATATTTTCAAAGACCTGTCCAGACTGGAACAGTCCTACAAGGGCAAGACCAGTGAGGGCGGGTCTTTTGAAATTGAAGACCTGGAAATCTTCGAGAATGTGGCTTACATTATGGCTTTCCATGCAGACCACAGCATCCCGGACAATATTGATGACTGGCTTGACCAGTTTGAGATGTTCTCAATCTACGAAGTGCTGCCGGAAATCCTGGAGCTTTGGGGTACAAACCTCATCACAGATATCGAGTCTAAAAAAAACTTAACCGCAGTAACAGGGAGATGACAACCCCACTTTTCCTTCTGCGCTGTACCGAAATCGGTATCAGCATTGCTGACCTTGATCTTCTAACCATCGGTTTGGTGATGGATATATGGACAGAAAAAGGCAATGACAGTATTACCTATGACAAGGTAGCCAGCCAGGAGGACTTTGACAAATTCTAAGGAGGTGAGCATACATGGCAGGCAGAATAAAGGGCATTACCGTTGAAATTGGCGGTGATACTACTGGTCTTCAGAATGCGTTAAAGCAGGTCAACTCAACGATTCGCAATACACAAACCGCTCTGAAAGATGTCAACAAACTGCTGAAGCTTGACCCGTCAAATGCGGAACTGCTCACTCAGAAACAGAGACTTTTGAAGGATGCCATTGCCGCAACTTCCGAAAAACTGCAGTCACTTAAGACCGCACAGGAGCAGGCAAAGGCACAGCTTGAAAGTGGTGAACTCGGTCAGGACAAGTATGATGCCCTTCAGCGTGAGATTATAGAGACCGAGCAGGAACTCAAACGTCTGCAGGAGCAGGCAATCGAGTCGAATGCGGCTTTAGCAAAGATTGAAGAAATCGGTGGTAAGTTAGAAACAGTCGGAAACAAGGTATCTGGTGTCGGGCAGAAACTTCTTCCTGTAACAGCAGGAATCACTGCACTTGGTACGGCCGCTGTAAAAGCAACCGCTGACTTTGACTCTTCCATGAGCCAGGTTCAAGCCACGATGGGCATCACGAAAGATGCCGTATCAGACTTAAATGGAGCATCCGTCAATACGATGGATGCTCTTTCTGATTTGGCAAAGCAGATGGGATCACAAACGGCATTCAGTGCAAGCGAATGTGCCGATGCAATGAACTATCTTGCTCTTGCCGGATATGATACGCAGGAAATCTACGACACACTCCCGACCGTTCTAAACCTTGCAGCCGTGGGCAATATCGATCTTGCCTCCGCGTCTGATATGGTCACGGATGCAATGTCTGCCCTTGGGATGGAAGTTGACCAGGCGGATGTCATGGTTGACCAGATGGCGAAAACAGCATCCACAACAAATACATCCGTTGCCCAGCTGGGTGAAGGTATTCTCTCCATCGGTGCTACCGCTAAGAGCATTAAAGGTGGCACAGCGGAGCTTAACACAGCCCTTGGCATACTTGCGAATAACGGTATTAAGGGTGCAGAGGGCGGTACGCATTTGCGAAACGTTATCCTTTCTCTGCAGAGTCCAACAGATACTGCTGCATCCTGCATGGAATCACTCGGAGTGTCCGTGTATGACTCCGAGGGAAATATGCGGTCTCTAAACGATATCCTTGGAGACCTGAACACGAGCATGGACGGAATGACATCGGCAGAGAAAGCCAATATCATCTCGACCATTTTTAATAAAACAGATCTTGCATCTGTAAATGCTCTGCTTGCGAACACAGGAGAAACCTGGGACAGTCTGCAGAGTTCCATTGAAAACAGTGCCGGGTCCGCACAGCAGATGGCAGACACACAGCTGGACAACCTTTCCGGACAGCTGACACTGCTGAAATCTGCTCTTGAAGGACTGGCTATATCTTTTGGTGAGATCCTCATGCCTATAGTCCGTAGTGCTGTGGAAAAAATCCAGGCATTCGTTGATAAGCTGAACGGCATGAGTGATGCACAGAAGAAAGCCATCATAAAGGTGGCGGCTCTTGCGGCGGCAATCGGTCCCTTGCTGATAGTCCTTGGGAAAACAATCTCTACCGTGGGCACTACCATGAAAACCTTCTCATCCTTGACAAAGGGCATCGCAAAACTCGGTGTGAAGATGGCCGGGAGCAGCGGTTCCATAACTTCGCTGGGCAGCGCTTTAGGAGCTGTTGCCGGTCCCGTATTGGCGGTTGTGGCAATAGTGGCAGTTCTTGCGGCTGCCTTCAAGCATCTGTGGGATACCAACGAGGAGTTCAGGACTGCCATCACGGGCATATGGGAAGGTATCAAGGCTAAGTTCGCTGAGTTCAGCCAGGCAATAACCGATAGACTGAATGCCCTCGGCTTTGATTTTAAGAATACCGTGGACGTCCTTAAAGCGGTGTGGGATGGCTTCTGCAATCTCCTTGCCCCGGTATTTGAGGCGGCTTTTTCTATTGTAAGCACAGTGCTTGGAACGGTGCTTGATGTGATAGTCGGTATTCTGGATATCTTTATCGGTCTGTTTACCGGAAACTGGTCACAGATGTGGAACGGGATCAAGGAAGTATTCTCCGGCATTTGGAATGGTATCGCTG